TCGTGCTTTATGTAGTCGCTTCTCTTCATAATAACTGAAGATTTCCGGAACCCATTCTCTCATTACGGGGACCATACCTTCACAAAGTGCTTGGATTTCTACCTGAGCATCAAGTTTAGCACGAAGGTCAAGAAAGTGTAGAGCAGCACGGAGCGAGAACGAAACCACAAAGTTCTGGCGAATGTTTTGAGGAAGATAATCACGGAGATGTTCTTCTGCCATACCTCGTTGCTCATAACCCTCGGCATACCGCTCAGATGCCTCTAGACAGAACTTTAGTTGCCTTTCGTAGTCATCCTTAGTCCATTCATACTTATGCCCTTTACGGTCAAGGTAGAGACCTTCTGGGCGCACATAAAAGACCTCTTCAGGTTTCAGGTAACCAGTCGCAACCTTCAATACACGACGACCAGTATAACGCTGAGACTGAACATCAAAAGAAACTCCAACACGGTGAGTTCTTGCCTGAACCATTACATTATGAACAAACCCAACACAATCCAGAGAAATGGCAGGATGCTCCAGAGGTCCCCAGTGCCCCCTCTCATTTGCCAAAAGTTGCTCAATTACCCATTTACCACATTCCTTTTCTGCAGGGGGAAATTTGGTATGAATAGGGTCTTCACTATAATCATTCTTACCTGCCTGATAAACAAGAGTTTGTGGAAGTTGTGTCTGACGAATCATCACAACTTGCATATAACGGTCAAGTTCAAGAAGGTCTTTTGCTTTAATGGGTCTCATATTAATCATCATCTTCGTTGTAAATTTCGTCGTAATCTGTTAGGTAATTTGAAACTTCTTCATATTGTAAGTTAGTATCTGATATATAAAGTTCTGCTTTCAGACAATCCAATAGAGACTCAATGTTTCTTACTATAAGCTTTAAACGTTCTTTATCCATCTTTATCAACCTGAACAAAGGTAATTATACACAAAAAAAAGAGACCTGTCAAGGTCTCATCTCTCTATATAAGTCAGTTTATGATCGGTTGCATAGAGTTGTTGAATAATAATGTCACATCCAATTTTAGGATTTGAGTCTCCACAAGTGTAAACATCCACTGCTGCTCTACCTTCTTCTGGCCAAGTATGAATGCTTATATGACTTTCTGCCAATAGACAAACAACAGTAACTCCTTGAGGATCAAACTTTTTTGAAATTGTTTGTATTACAACAGCTCCACTTGCGATTGCTGCATTTTCTAATAAGTCTATAAGATAATACTCGTCATTCAAAAGAACAAACGAGCATCCATAAAGATTTAGTAAATAATGTTTACCCATTAATCTAGAGAATTATTCTCTGCTTCTTTGATCAATGAACTTACAATTGTTTCTGTTCCGTCCATTGTTTTAATTGTATAGAGTGATGATTTTTTATATTTTTTAATTTTTTTATATTGTTTGAGAAGTTTATCTATTTCATTATTAGAAATATTTATTTTTAATTCTTTTTCATCATCATTAGGGACAAATCCAAGACCACTTTTTTTTGTTTCTTCTTCCGAATCCACATAATCATTAATGATCTCTTGAATTTCTTCTCTGATAAGAGAATTTATTTGTGCCTTAAAAAGTTCAACACTCATTTTCCTTTCCGTTTCTTTTCTGGTTGTTTATATCCCCACATTCTTGGACTGATTCTTCCATAACCAAACTCAATTTTCTGAACTGCCCCTGAACCGTACATATCATAATAGAAGTCAAACAAATCAGATTTTTTCCCAGATCTAGTTAAATCAATATGAGTTTCTTCATTCACAACATACCAAATTAAGTATGCATCATCTGGAAAGGATGGGTCTTTAGATTTTTCAATGGTTGTTTTTTCAAGAAGAATTTCACATCCGTATTCATTGGAAGAAATCGGTTTCTCTTCTTTTTTGTTTTCTTCTACTTTCTTTTTCTGTGGTCTCTCTGGTGTCGCAGTAGTCATGAACGATTGCCCCACTGAATATCAGGAAAAGCTTCCTTTACATTTTCAAAAGTTACCTTGTAATTATCTGTAAGTTTCTTATCTTTTGTGAGAATTAATAGTTGTGCTTCTTTTGGATGAAGTCCTTGAAGAACATTAATAAACATCATCTCTCTGCGAATTGTTGAAAGTGTATCATTTCCACCTTTCACAAAGTGATAAAGGTTTTGATACTCTCTGCGAAGAGATGTACGTCCCCTTCCTTGAAGATCTTGAACAGTTGCGGATTCTCCACCAGCAACTTCTTTTGAAAGATTGTCTGAGAGAGATCCAGAGTAAACATTTTGATCCTTTACATCTCCATAAGGAACCTCTCCTGGTGGAAGAACCGAAATTACAGTGGAATCAAAATTCCAAATTAAAATTGCTTTAAGTGAATCATGTTCATAAGTTTTTAGAACTTCTACTTTTTTAGCATTACTTCTTTGTTTTGAAGCAAGTTCTAAAATTTCAAACACAAAAGGATTTGTTGGAAGAATTTCAATTGGTTTTTCAATCGTTGTCTTCGTCTTCGTTGTTGTCATAGTCATAATCGTTTTCAAAGTGTACAGCTACTATTTCGTCGGGAATTACATTACCATTTTCATCAAAGAATTCTGGATGTAGATAAGGAGGTCTGGATTCTAATACATGTCGGTAGGTTAACCATCCAATTATACTTCCTACCATAAAAAATAGTAAGGTGAACATTACACTGAATGCTACTACGTATACTGGTTCCATTATTCGTCTCCAGAAAGTTGATTTTTTCTAATGTCAAAATGAAATTCTATAAAGAAATGAAACTCTCGTTGAAAGAGAGAAATCATTTTACCAAACTTTACCTGAAAAGTTTTTGGTTCGGATTCTCTCCTCCTTTTATTTCTAAGTAATAATTCAATACCCCGATTGATCTCGGGTTCTGAATTATTTAGGTTGCTTCTTTCGTCTTCCTGGTCGTTTATCATGACTATACTTCCATGCATCTTCTAAAATACAATACAAATAATTTCGAATCTTTCTTACTTCTGGTTTGGAAATGTGTCCGTATCCTTCACGAAGTTGTTTGTGAACATTATCATCACCACCCTCAAGATAATCATCAAGGTCCATTACAAGATTACTGATTTCACTTGCAGTAGAACTCTCAATAAATTCTTCTATTTCTCTTCTTAGAATCCCTTTAATTTTTAAATAATCATAAAATTTCAATACAAACTTACCTTTAAAAGCAAGATCAATTGCTTGCTTCACATCATAATAAACTTCATGAAAGGTTGATTCCATTATACTATGTTTTGCTCCTGTAGATATCGGACAGTATCAGTGCATCCACCAAGTTGTTGTTCATCATTTAAAATAACTTGGGGGAATGTAGAACCTTCTCCAAACTCGGCATAAAAATCTTCACGATTAAAATGTTCTCCAAGTGTATAGACAACGTGCTCTAGGTTTGCTAATTGTAGCACCTGTTTGATTTGGGAGCAATAGGGGCAACCATCTTTGGAGTAAACTGTAAATTTCATAATACTAACTTGCGTTGCTTCTTCTGGGTCTATAAATGTATAAGTCTTGAGATTTTTCTGGTCTTATCCACTCATATAGTTTATATAGTTTTTCTTCTGTAAAAAAGTCTTGCGCGAAGAACCAATCTTCCCAATGGGTGTGTCCTTTGGATTGATTACAAGAGTGACAACAAGCAACTATATTTGTTTTAACATCAAGTCCACCTTTGCATTGTGGAAGAATGTGATCGAGTGTAATGTTTTCTTCTGACCCACAATAAGCACACTTGTGTTCCCAGTGGTCTTTTATATTTGCCCTCCACATTCGTTTCGCTTCTGATTTATTTGTTGCTTGAAGATTAAACAAATAGTCCTTGAAGGAGTGTGGAGGAACCATAAGTATTTGCGACTTATGAATATTTAGATTAACATTTGAATGGTTCTTGCTGTCTATCTGGTAGTTTGATTTGTGGGAGTTGTTCCTGATGAGGAGCATATTCTCTAACATTAGACACGACAATGTTTGTGGTTGGAAGTTCTTTCGGCATTTCAATATCAAAAACTGTTCCCATCAGAAACGTTTTTCTGTTATAAGTACGATTAGCAGGATCAAAAGAAATCATTAGTAGTGCATCATTTTCATCACCACAATCTACAATTTTTCTTCCGGTATTTTTATTAATCACAGAAAAGTAATCTCCAGTATTATACTTGTTCATTATTAGGTTTCTCTTTCAGTATAAGTTTTTTGTGAATTTGATTGTACTTGGTTGGTGTATAGAGATTATACCACGTATCTCTGATAATCTCTGCTAGTTTATATGGAGTTGTGGACGAAATCATTTAATTAGTTATGAACTTATAGTGCATTACCTCTTGGCAATACTTCTTCGGGGAAGATAAAGTTCTCATGTGGTTGGTCTGCTGGAGCCATCCAAGCACGTAGTCCCTCATTTAAAAGTATATTCTTCGTGTAAAAAGTTTCAAATTCCGGATCTTCAGCAGCACGAATCTCCTGAGATACAAAGTCATATGCCCTCAAATTAAAAGCAAGACCAATAATACCAATAGAAGCGGTCCAAAGACCCATGACAGGAACAAATAACATAAAGAAATGTAACCAACGCTTATTACTAAACGCGACACCAAAGATTTGCGACCAGAATCGGTTCGCAGTAACCATTGAATAAGTCTCTTCTTCTTGCGTAGGTTCAAATGCTTTGAAAGTGTTTGCTTGTTCACTGTCTTCAAATAGAGTGTTTTCTACAGTTGCTCCATGAATCGCACAGAGCAGTGCTCCTCCTAGTATACCAGCAACTCCCATCATATGGAAGGGGTTGAGGGTCCAGTTGTGGAAACCTTGTAGGAACAGAAGGAACCTAAAGATAGCAGCAACACCAAATGATGGAGCAAAGAACCAACTGGACTGACCCAGTGGATACATCAAGAATACAGAAACGAATACTGCAATAGGACCAGAGAATGCAATTGCATTATAAGGTCTGATACCCACCAGACGAGCAA